TTTGAGAAGGAAGACCTTATGCGTATATACTGGGATATGTTCAATGATGCTAAGCGTAAAGGTAAACTAGCAGATGCTAGAGCTATATTAAGTGATATCGCTAATTACAATGGTGTTAAACCAGATGAGGTTAAAAAGGAAATAGCAGTATTGCAATTTAACCTTGATGGTAATAAAATTTAATACTCGATATAGGTATATCCTATATCTCAGTCTAGACTGCGTTGGGCTGGCTGGAGAGCCTGGGTCCACCCGTACCCAAGTCGGTACAAAATATCAACGGTAAACTTGCGAGCATGTTGAGACCATCCCACTGTGGTATATTAGTGGGTCATAGCAGGATGGTGTAGTAGTTGCATATGAGGCTCATAACCTTATGGTGGTTGGTGCAATTCCAACTCCTGCACCCAAGTGTAACGAGGCGGTACCTTTAGGTACGATAACCTCGGGAGTGAAGTTGCGCAATAGTAGCTCCCCACAGTTTAGGTATAGTTCTGGCGGTTTATGGATAAAAACTATACGCTCCTTAGGGAGCATAAAGCTGTTTACAGCTTGTGTTGTAAGCCTGGAGGATATATGACTAAACTGCAAAATATACTTTATTATATTTTCATACTTATGCCTATATGCTTTGTGTGTGGTTTAGGAATAATCTTAATAGATAATAAAGCTATAGTTAACTTTCAATTTGAGATAAAGAAGTTTAAAACTAGAAAGCAAATAGATAAAGATAAATTCAATAAGTTTATGCAACGTGTTTGTAAGTAGGAGACTATGAGTTATAAATATGAATTATTGCCAGCTCAAAAAGAATTTCTGGAGCTAGGAGACCACAATTCAGATATAGATGTAGCTCTATACCAAGGTGGCTATGGGTCTGGTAAAACATTCTCAGGCTCTTTACTTGGAATAATTTTAGCATTAAAATATCCATCCATTAAAGGCTTAGTAGGTGCACAGACACTTATCCTAGTTAGAGATACAACATTGGTAAGTTACTTTGAACACCTAGAGCGTATGGGCTTACAACCTGGTGTTGATTATAATTATCTAAAAGCAGAGAGCAAAATAGTATTTAGCAATAAGTCTGAGATACTATTCCGTCACCTAGAAGAACCAGATAAACTTAAATCCTTAAACTTAGGATTTGTAGAATTAGAAGAAATGTCTGATATACCTAGAGCTACATTCGACATGCTATTAGGTCGTTTAAGACAAGCTAAGAAGGACTCATGGGGTCCTAACTTTAAATATAGATTATTTGGTCATACCAACCCACAGGAAACTAAAGGTTGGATATACGAATACTTCGTAGAACATAAACCAGATAATTACCGTAGGATAATAGCTCCTACTACAGAAAACGCCAAGAACCTGCCTAAGGGTTTTATAGAGAGTATGAAAGAGAGATACTCTGAAGAATACTTTAAGCGTAATGTACTCGGTGAAGATATGGACTTTGTTAGCGGATTAGCTACTAAAGGATTTAACCGAGCAGATAATTTAAATGAGACTATAGAGATAGATAGGAGTAAACCGCTATATGTTGCTTGCGACTTTAACACTGACCCTATGTGTTGGTTCATTGTTCAGCATTATAATGGTAACATATATATTCTTTATGAGTTGGTTGAGTCATTCACAGATACGCTCCATATGAGTCGATTGTTGGGAGAGTTATTAATAGAAACAGGGTTCCAACAACATGAGATTATAATAACAGGTGATAATTCTGGAAGATATGAAAAGACTACTGGCAGTGATTATAAAATAATGAGAGCAGAATTAGCCCGTATGGGATTTACCAATGTACATTTTGATGTAGGTAAATCTAACCCACCTATAACTTATAGGTATAACTGTTGGAATAATATGATGAGGGACGTGAACGGACAGCCTCATATATTTATCCACCCAGACTGCAAAACTCTTATCTACGATATAGAGAATTTAGTACAAGAAGAAGGCACTGGTAAACCTAAGAAGCCTTCTACTTATCAAATGAAGAATGACCCTAAAGCTAAATATTTAACCCACCCTACAGATGCTTGTGGGTATGTAGCATCAAGGTATTATCCAATAAAAAAAGAGGAGTCACCAACTTCAACTTATCAAGGTGTAAAGAAAGATGTATTCGGTAGAAACAAATACGAATATAAGATAGGATTGCGATGAGATTTTATTATTACAAAGACAACAATAAAAAGGAAATCAGAAAGATAGATAGAGATAATATCTGCGAGGATATTAACAATAAAGCTAAACAATGGGCTACTGATGTAGAAGAAGTTAGACAAGATTACGAACGTGTAGTTCGTGAAATATATCCTAGTGCTAACGAATACAAGGCAGAAGTAAAACTCATACCTGATGTATATGAGCAACGCCAATCATTAAGGGCTAACATTTTTAAAGCTACTTACCAGAATTATGATGGCATGTTTGATATACAAGGTCTAGACCCTGAGTCTCATGATATGAGTGCGATGCTCAAGTCTGCATTGGTTTATGACTGTTATAAAATTGATTTACAATCTACGCTAGATAAAATTCTAGATGATTATATGGACAAAGGTGAGGCTGCATGGTTTACTCATTGGACTCAAAAAGTAGAGCAAAAGAGATATCAGAACGAAGTACCTATTATCGAGTACGACGCAAATGGTGAACAGATACTTACTGGTGTTGAATACGAGAATAGAGTACAGGATGAGATAGTATATGAGGGTGCTGATGTAGATAGAATAGACCCTCTTAACTTATTCTTTGATAAATCTCAGAAAGACCATTGGCAATCGTGCGGTAAGATATATAGAGAGTTTGTGCCATTAAGCTTTATCTTATCCAACAAAGATTACAAGTTAACTAGAGATGAGATAGCTGATTTAAAAGATATGGTAGAACAAGCTAGCCGTAATCAAGTTACAGACTATGGTGATGAGTACCATAACCTGGATACTAAGGTTATTGGTTCCACTGTAGAAGTCATGGAATATTACGGTGATTATATAATCCCGTCTAATGGAGACGTAGCTAGGAACGTTATTATTGTAGTTATAGCTGGGAAATATCTAGCCAAGCTAGATGAGAGTATGTATCCAGTATGTCCTATAGGCTATACTTGCTATAATGAAAGACCTGATACGTTGAGAGGTCAAACACCATTAAAGCCAGCTTTACTTTTAAATGAATTAGAAAACAAATGTATGGATTTGACAATGGAATCTTGGCTATTAACTGTCAATCCTCCTGTAATGGCTCAGAAAGGGATTATAAATTCTGGAATTATATATGAGCCTGGTGGTATTATAGAGTATGCTAATGATGAGCTGAATGATGTTAGAATGCCTCAGCCATTAAACTTCTCTGCTGGATTTAGAGGGTTCGATTTCCAAGATTTCTTTAAAAGAAAAATGGAAGGTGCTACCGGTGTATCACCGTATATGCAAGGCAATGGTGGTCCTGGTGGTGTAAGAACTGCTGCTGAGTCTACATACATCTATAGTGGTCAGACAGTACGTCTATCCAGAGAAGCATATCTATTTAGTCATAATGTAATCGTTCCGATTATATGGGCTATATATAAACTTAAAAAAGAATATCAAACAACTAATGATGTAGTACCTGTAGTTAAAGATGGTATCAAAGATTTTTACGATGTAACAGAACAGGCACGTAATGGTCATTATGTGTTTATGATTGGTAACGCACAAACAAGCATTGAACGTGAGGCTTCTATACAGAAACTCTTCCAGCTTATGGGAGCACCTGCATTCCAATCTATAGTACAGAGACCTGAGTTTCCTGCTGCTGACTTCTTTACTTGGGTATTGAATGAAATGAACTATAGGGAAATAAACACACTATCTCGCTCATTAGGGTTAAGACAGGCTATTAGGCAAGAAGCTAACAACCGAGGTATACCAGAAGGTCAAGTAGGACAATATGTTAATGATATGGAGCGTGGTATTACTGCTGCTATACCAGAGTTCGCTAACATGTTAGAGATGCAAGAATCCGCTGGACAAATACCTAATCCAAATGAAGTGAAGAAACAAGTACAACAAGAAATAGAAGGAGGTTTAGTACAATGAGTGATGTTATAAGTTTTAGTGAAAGTAACAAAAAGAAAAGAGAAAAAGTTACTAAGATTGACCCTGAAACTAAAAAGCAAGCACTAGATGCTAAAGAAAAATTTGAAAAATTTAGAAAGCTTTGCGACTCTCAAGAGTGGAAAGATTGCAGAGATTTTATTAAGGATGAAATCTATCAAGGGTTATCATTAGCACCAGGAGAACATGGTACAGGTGATTGGTGGTTAACTTATTGTTGGGGATTAAAATGCTTTATAGAACGTGCAGAATCACATGCTAAGAAGTATGACGAAGCTATAGAATATTTAAGTAAAAACTAATGGAGGTTTAAATGGCAGAAGAAATTACTACAACGGCTGCTAGTGAAACTCAGAGTGTAGCTACTGCACCTGAAGAAAATACCACAGTAAGCCAGGACCCACAGAGCACACCTCAAGAGAATATTAACGAAGGTGCTCCTGTAGAAAACGGTAATGAGCAAGTAGAAGAAAACAACACACAAACAACTGAGAGTACAGAACAACAGCCTACAGTTGAACAACTTCAAGCTAGAATTAAAGAGTACGAAGTAAAAGAAGAAGAAGACCGTAAGTTAAGAGAAACACTAGGAATACAAGATGTAGACCAGCAAACTTTTAATCTTATGAACATTGACCAACAGATAGTCAATGTAGGTAAGCAACAATATCTTAGACTATGTAACGAGTACGGTATTGATGCAGACCCATCTAAAATAGATGCTTCAGTCAAGGCTCTTAAAGAATCTGACCCTGCTAAGGGTTATGAGTTTGAAAGAAGATTTGAACAACTAGGTAATGAAGTAACTAGCAGACGTCATGAAGTTCAAAGACAAAATGCTATTTACGAAGTATCAAAATTTCAGAATGACTACAATCAAATACTAAATGCTTCTCCTGCATTAACTAATGTTATGGCACAGTATGTACAGTCTTATGGTGATACGCCTGATATGTACGGACAGCTTAATAACGTTATGAATATAATCTTACCAGTATATCAAGAAGCATATAATGCTGGTAAACAATTTGCCTTACAAG